GACACAAAGGGTTTCATGAAGGACGCAAACAACAAGCCGGCGTCCCGGCGAAAGCCGGGATCCACTGTTCAGCCGTTCGTGCCTCCGAAGAATGGGTCCCGGCTGTCGCCGGGACGCCGAGTTTGGGCTCGTGCCGAGAGCGTGCAGCGCGAGCGCGCGAGCGAAGCGAGCCTAGGAACTAGCCGTTGGCGATGTTGGTGATGACGCCCATCGCGAAGGGCGCGTAGATCGCCAGCACCTCTTCGGCATAGACGCCGACCTGGCGCTGGCGCGTCACGACCGGCCAGTCGATCTGGTAATAATCCTGCCGCGTCTTCACCTCGGCGACATTCGGCACCTCGTTCGACTGGTACTGGACCGGCAGATTTTCGGCAAAGCCGATGATCGTGCCGGGCGGGACGCGCGGATGGATGCGTACCGGGATTTTGAGGCCGCCATTCAACGTGAACGGGTTGAAATAGAACGACACCGCGCCCGCGGCGGCGAGATCGTAGGGGTTGCCGTCGGTCGAAACCTCGTATTTGAGGAGCGGACCGGACGCGTTCGACAACACCTTGGCGGTGATGTTCTTCAGCTCCTGCACATTGACGTAAAGGACAGTCGGCGACACCTGGTAGAGGTTCCACATCTGCTGGAACATGTCGTCGATCTCGGTGACCGAGCCGCGCCCGGACGAGGTGAGCGCCGTGCCGGTGCCGGCGGTGCCGGTCGCCATCGTCTTGACATAGGCGTTGGAGCCGGATTTGAGCGCCGCGGTCAAGAGGCCGTCATAGGCGTAGTTTGGGTTTGCCGAATTGTCGGCGGTGACGGCGGTCGCGGCCTGCTGCCCGCCGGCAAGCGGCGCCGCGAAGCTGGCGCTGTTGATCGTCGTGATCGCCTGCAAGGTTTCGGCGCCGGCGGCGCCGACATACCAGGCATAGGCGACCGCGCCTTGCAATGCGGTGACGCTGGCGAAGAGCGTCTGCCCGAGTGTGACCGCCTGCGTCGCATTGGCGCTCTTGTTGGAGGAGCCGCCGGAGAGGACATAAGTCTTGCCGTCGGCGCCGGTGATCGTTTTGGTCGTCGCGACGCCGGCGGCGAGCGATGAATTCTGGTAACCCTCCAAGGTCAGCGCGACGGCGATGACCGAATAGGTCGCGGCCGGCAAACTCGCGCCGGAGCCGGAGGCCGACAAGGACGGCGTCGCCGGCGTCCCGAGCTGCAGGGACGCGTTGCCGCCGAGGATCGCCATCTCCTCCTTCAGCATCATCTTCTGCAACAGGCGGAAGGTCATGCGCGCCTGGATGTCCTCGAAATGGCGGCCGGCGCTGATCGCCTCGTAGGTCGCCGCATCCTCTTCGCCGATCGTCACAAAGGACGCGGATTTGGACGCGGTCGTGTACGACATCTGGCCCGAGCGCTGGCCCTCCGGAACCCAGCCCATCGCATCGAAGCCGGAACCGAGGAGCGCCGTCACCTGACGCCAATTCGTCGCCGTGCCGGTGCCGCCGCCGATGCGCGGGATCGAATTTCTGAGCGGCGTCACAAACGGGTAGAGATTTTTCGCCGGCATCTGCAGATCGAAGGCGACGAGGCCGGTCGAGGCCGATATGGTTTTTGTGATGCGATCGTCGGGGGTCGCGAGCGCGCCTTTGACGAGATCCAAGGTGTCCTGGGTCGGGTTCATCGGTTGGTCCTTCTGCTGGAATAAAAAAGCCCGGCTTGGAGCCGGGCTGAAAAGACGACGCTGTTTTGGTTGCGCGCTGCGCGCACCGGATGCTGGAACTTTGCGGCTAACACTCCCCCGTGCCCGGCCTCTGCGCCGGGCACCCACGACTTCAAGACGTGGATGGCCGGGACAAGCCCGGCCACGGGGATGGTGTTATCGGCGCATAAGCGGGGTGGCGCGGGCTGCCTTGATGAGGGCTAGGGTGCGCTCCTCGTCACTCATGCGGGAAAGCGCCGCGACAATGTCGTCGGGTGCGACGAAGGCGGCGGCGCCGTCTTCGTGCTTGGCGATTGCGGAGAAGCCGCGGGCGACGGTCAGGGGCGGCAAGGATGTTTGTGCGATGTCCTCGACGCGGCGCTGCAGCGCGTCGAGGCGCGGCAGGATGTCGTGGGCAAGCTTGGCGACGGTCGTGCTCAGCTCGGCGGTTTCGGCAGGACGCGATTTACGCAAGCTGCCGGAGAGAGCGAGCGCGGCGATTGCGTCGGTGTTTTCCGAGGAGAACGAGTCGAGCAGCTCGCAGAGCTCGGCGAGCAGCGCGCGCAGCCTGCCCGGCGCGCCGGCGTCGCTCCGGCTTGCCCCCAGCTGCTCGTCACCCCGTTCCCCGTGGCCGGGCTTGTCCGGGCACGGGGTTATCGAAGATTCGGGCGGATCGACGGCGGCGCGCTTCCAGCAATCGAACACCGCCTCGGGGTTGGCCGGGCGGTCGACAACCGAGATCTCGCTCAGCGCGAGACCGATGACGATGTTGCGGTCGGTGGGATCGCGCGCGGTGACATGGCCGCCAATCGAGAAGCCCTTGTAGACGCCGGCGACGACCTTGCGCCAGGCGTCGTCATCGACAATGCGGGCGCCGAGATAGAGCCCCTTGTCGTCGATCGCAGCCTCCGCGGCGATGCCGACCGCGGAGGGCTGGTGCATCTCGCGGATATTGGCAAAGCGCATGTAATCCTCGAGCGCGGCGGCGAGCGCGTCGCGGCGGATCACCTCGCCCTGCTCGTCCTCCGCCTCGGTCGAGGCGTAGCCCCATACCATGTGCTGCTCGTGATCGAGCTTTTGGATCGGCCAATAAAACCGCATCACTCACTCCGATGAAGAAAGAGAACGCTTTAACGCAAAGGGCGCGATGGATGTGCAGAGGACGCCATGCCATCAGAGCGGCTCAAGCGCCTTCGCGTTCCTTGGCGTATTCTTTGTGTCCTTTGCGGTACCTGATTGATTGCGCGCGGGGCGCGCGGTCATCGGCTAGTTGATCGGGTAGCCCATGATGTAGACATCGCCGGTTGCCGCGACGCCCTGGGCCGTGGTCAAGGACAGGATGAGGCTCGCGGCGGTAAAGGTGTTGCTGTCCTCGTTTGTGAGCCCCGACAGGCGCTGCATCGTCGTCGCGCCGGTGCAATTCGTGAAGGCGGTTGTCGTCGCGCCGATGATCGTGCCGGTCTTGCCGGCGCCGGTGTAGAACCCGCCCTTGGCCGTCGTCAGAGAGGCCGAGCAGTTCATCACATAAATGTCGGTGACGATGTATTTGGTCGCCCCGGCGATAAACCCGACATTGCTGCTGGTCAGCGGCCGGATCGCGATGGATTGATCGGTCGTGACGTTGAAATTGGCCGAGCGCAACACGCCAAGCACGCAGGGCATCCCGACCGCGCAGAGCGACGGGTTGTTGTTGTTGGCGGCATTCGTTAGCGTCCCGGCGATCGACCGCTGGATTTGCAGCATGTCGGTCGTGTTCGCGCCCGGCGTATCGACATTGCTGTCATAGCCGATCAGGATATTGCTGCCGCCGCCGACCAGTGTCGTCGAGGCGACGCTGTCGCCGACAATCGTGTTCTTCGCGCCGGTCGCCAGCACGGCGGCGGCGTTGCGGCCGAGAAGCGCGTTGTTCGTGCCGCTCGAAACGGCGATGCCGGTGCCGCTGCCGAGCGCGGTGTTGTTATTGGCGGCGACGACCCGCAAGGCGTTCGTGCCGATCCCGGTATTGCTGCTCGGCGTGCCCGCGATGTTGCGGCCGGCATCGTCACCAAAAAACGAATTGAACGATCCGACGACGGTGCCGGCGCCGGCAATGCCGCCCGCATTGTGGCCGACAGCCGTATTGGCGGTCGAGGAGGTGTCGAAATGGCCGCCGGCGCGGTCGCCGAGGAAGGTGTTTTCCGCGCCGTACAGCGTGGACAGCGGCGTCTCGGCGCCGAGGATCATATTGCCGTTGCCGGCTCCGGCGGTGTTCAGGGAAGCGACCGAGATGTCGGCGGCAATGACCCCGAGCGTGCCGGTGACCTGGAGGCCGGCGCCGGCGCCCGTGCTCGAGGATTGCGTAAAGGTCAGGCTCGCCGATGGCGCCTGAGTGATCGCGCCGGGAACCCGGAGCTGCATCGCAGTCGGGACGCCACTCGACACCGCCGAGACGACGACAACCGGGTTGGTCGTAAAGCTGCAGCCGGCGCAAGTGAGAGTGACGACCTCGCCGACCGCGTAGCCGGTCGGGCTGCCGGCAATCGCGATCGACGGCGGCATGACGCCGCTCGCCGCGCCAGGCACGAGCCCGAGATTGTTGCGCGCGGCCGGCAGAGTCGCGTTGGCGGCATCGCGCGACATCGCCGGCGGCAAGCCGACATCGGCGCGCGCCGGCAACGGCAACGACAATGCGAGCAGCGCACAGAGCAGAGCGAGGAGACGGACGGTTGTCATCACCAGACCCTCGCGGCCATCTGACACGAAGAAGAGCTCGAATAGATACGGATGCGGCCGGTATGCGGCATGCCGGCCATCGACAAGGAGCCGCCTTGCCCGCCATTGGTCGATGGGCCCGCGAGCACGACGAGGGTCGGCGCGAGCGCGCCCGCCGCATCGTCGAGCGCGATGGTCAGGCCGGCGGCGCATTGCGCCTGGATCAGATAGCCGAGGCGCGGCTGCGTCGCGGCGGGGATCGTCGCGAGCAAGGAGAGGCCCGTGAGCGAGGGCGCGTTGGCGCTGTAATCGCTGCCGCTCTGGGCGGGCGAGGCCATCGTTTCGGCGGCGCCAAGCGCGCGATAAGCCGGCACCTCGATTTGCGCGGCATCGGCAGATCCCGCCGGCCCGAGCAGCAAAGCGGCCATAAAAAACGCCGCCCGAAGGCGGCGCGATAAACGCGTCATGCGATGTTTCCTTTGGTCAGCTCAGTGTCGGAACAGTCGCTTCACAACGAGACAGCGAGACGAAAAATTTTGCCACGGAGGTACGGAGAACACGGAGTGAATGAGCGCTGTCATTGCGAGCCCGCCGTCGACGCGCCCGCAATGACAATTCCTTCTGCGTAACCGCCGTGTCTCCGTGTTTGAAGTTCCTGCGGCCGACAACCCGAGCGGCTCGTCCTTACTTAGATCCCGGCGAAGGCCGGGATCCATTGAGCCGCACTCGAGAGGCTGACAAATGGATCCCGGCCTGCGCCGGGATCTATCGCGGGCGAGATGCTACCGGTCCATTCGACACGCCCTCACCCGGCCTGTCGCCGCCGGCGATCGCATCCATGCCGAGGATGTCGCGCGCCTCGTTGACGGTGTAAACGCCGTTGCGCAGATAGATGTCGAGCATCGCCGCCTGCTCGGCGGAGTCGGCCGGACGCAGATCGACCCAGGCGAATTCGAGATCGGCGTGGCCCATGCGGTCCTGGATCACATGGTCGGCGAGCCGCTTCACCCAGCCCATCAAGGGCGCCAGGCCCTCGGCGAGCGCGGCT